GGACTGTCCGGATATATTCATAAGCATAAGTCCATGCTATTACATGACCCTACTAAATGTGACACAAATATCAATCTGTTGAAGGATTTAACAAGACAGAACTTTGGGATGGAGACACAACTGTTGTCAGACACAATTGGAGCTTGCGCCAGGGAATTCACCATGCACGATTTCAATATAGCTTGTGGTAATGAGATTCCATTGAGCGACTTTATAACAAAGCCACCGAATCTGACATCATATCATATATTTATAGCAACATTGCGACATTTACTTGTCCAAAGTAACCCTGGAGTGAAAGTTAGAGGGACTGATTATGAGTATGAGTGTGAAACTGATGGTAGGTATTATATGAGAGGAACATTCGAGGGGTCGCGGTACACATTGCTGTCTTGTGGGTCACTTTTCTATCTTGAACATGAATGCCTTGATAGACCATTTATTGGCACCATCACGTATCTTGATTACACAATTACATACACAGAAGTACGTCACAGTCTCAAATTACTAATGTCAACAAAAGAATACGAATGGATGAATGGGGTAGCCAGTCTATTACTGACATTAAGTGAATCATACACTGAGCATAACGATTCAGTTGAACTCATCAAAACATTTGAGGGTCTATGCTTACATATTTCCGATATGATAGATACGAGTTATATCAATTGGAACCCTGCCTTGGATGCTATTTCTGATTTTGTGAATTGGTGTAATAAATGCACGGGTCAGAATGCAACAACAAATGATTTCTTTGATTACATGTATGACTCCCGTGAATTACGTGATACAAGTACGTTAGCCGAGCATTTTTTCTATTGTTTATCTCACCTCAACGGAACCCAATTACAAGAGATCTCGTCAATCCATAAATTCCTATTTTATGCCGAAATCGATGCAGAGGCTGGAATGAGGAAATTTCTTTCACGAGTGCACACTAAACGTGTAGTGGATCCTGAATTCATAGCGAAGATGGTACATTTCGCCAGGAGGAATTTCACTCTGGAATATATGAAGAGACATGGAAGTGTTCCCAACTTCAAAGAGGAGAATCAAGAAACTGAGACAATAAGATTTTGTATGAGAAATAAGTTGCTCAATCAACTGGAGAAAGAATCGATTGATTGGTGGTCAACTGTGATTCCGTATAACTGCTTGAGTATATCAACAGCAAGAAATGTACTCGAAGTGGCAAAGGACAAGGGTGCTCTAAAGAAGGAAGTGAAGTTTGGTCCGGGAGATTCACATAGAGAACTTCTCCAAGTGATTGAAACTCCTGAAAGGGCTTATGCAGAGATTGATCTTGATGCCATACCGGAAAAGCATGATATCAGCATCAAGATACAAAGAAGTGAGAAATTCCCGGTTAAGGATAAATGGCCGACACGTATCATTCCTAAGGAGAGGGAACAGAAGATTGCAGCACGACTATTTGGAAACGCTAACCTAGATAATAAACACGGGCTCTCTTACAAAATGTTAAAGGCAAAGAAAGCATTAAGTTATTTCAACTCAGAAGTGATGACAAAGAGCGACAAGGAACGGAAATTGAAACTCCATAGGATGGCGCAAAGTCTGAAGGATCCTACCACTTATTGCCTCATGTTGGACATTGAAGGTCACAACCAATCTATGCAGAAGGATAATGCAGGTGCGATATATGAATTTGTTGGTTTACTATATGGGGAGGAGAATTGGAGCAAATTAGCCGACTATTTCTCAGCTCAAACAGTATATCTTTATGACGAGTTCTATGATAAAGTAATGGTGTCCAAGGGTCAACATGGAGGAATTGAAGGCTGGTATAATCCTTTATGGACATTGCACTCGACTCTCGTCAGTGAATTGATTCCATATGAAACGACCATAGATCTAAAAGAGTGTGCAGTATATTCTGATGATGTTGCATTGAGTACGCAATTGCCAAAGCCGGAACCTAATATCCTTAATCTAGAATTCAGTCAGATGACAAAACATTATGCAAGAGCAGGATTGACAGTGAAAATGAAACAAACAGCAATGAGTCGGAATAGAGTCACATTACTCAGGAGTCACTACTGCAAGGGCTGGAAGAGTGATTCGTCGATCAAGAGATTATTGGCTGTAAGCACGATGAACAATCCAAATTTTGCTAGTGAGGAATTGGAAGTTGCCGGAGTTTGTTCAACTTTATCATCATCCCTTGAATTGAGTGAGCATATCTTACCTATCACATATATCAAATGGTATTATATATCCTTGTGCACTGTGAGATTGTTTGCGGCATACATGGAGAAACCGCGAACTAGCATTTTATGGGAA